AATCGATCGGCGTCGCGGCGAATTCCATGCGCGCCTTGTATTCCTGGCCGTCGATGTCCCACCCTTCGCGGGTTTCCAGCGTCGGCCCGCCGCCCGCGGCGCCTTCGAGATAGTCGTATTCGATCGTGTCGACCTGATTCGGGTCGGCGGCGAGGTACCAGGACGCATCCGTGATGCGCGGCTCGACGACGAGGCGCAGCGACTGATACGCCGTCGGGACGATCTGCGTCGGCTGCCCGACAATCGAGATGGGCGCGAGGAACTGGAGCGCCGAGAGCTCCTGCTGCGGCCCGACGATCAAGAACCGCGGCGTAATCGCCAGGAATTGCCCGTCGATCGACAGCTGATTCATCATCGCCTGCCGCGCCAGGGCGACACTCTGCGGCGTGATCGTCGACGCCGTCATCAAATTCCGATGCGCGGCGGAAAAGAGCGGCTGGCCGTCCCCGAGCGGCGGATTGCCGGTCAAAATCCCGTAAATGATGTCCGATTCGGTCGTTGCGGCGGCATTCCCGAAGAACGACGGAATCCGCTGGAAGAGATCGACGTCGTCGTTGATGAGCGCTTCGCGCGTAAACGCGAGAATGCGGCCGAATTTCCGCAGCTGCGCCTGGGCGAGCGTCGCCGCAAGCGTCCCGCGCTTGTATTCGCTGTGCTCGGGGATCTCGAGGAGCCGCGGCCCGAGCCCGACACTCACCTTGTTCGTGATCCGGAAGTCCGGCAGCGTCCCCTGGCGGGTCCACTGCTGGAACGTGCGCGGCGCCGCTTGGTAGCCGGCGAGGAGCACCGTCCGGCCGATCGTCGCCAGGATCGTCGGGAAGTCCGACGTCGTGATGAAGCCGTGCGGCCCTTCGCGGAGCATCGCTGGCGGATGCGCGAGCCCCAAGACGTAGGCGGCGAGCTCCATCCGCCCGCAGCCACGCATGCGGATCCCGCGCGCCTCGAAACAGGCGCGGCCGAGCTCGATGAGGGACCGGCCCTGCCACTCGGACGCGGCGTCCGCGAGGTCCGCCCGTTTCGCCTCCGGGAGTTTCTCGGTCGCCTTCGCCACCTGGTCCGGCGCAATCCGCAGCAGCAACGCGTGCAGCATGCCGTCCCGGAGCCGGCTCAAGCCGTCGGTCCGGACCTCGACGATGCTCCGGGAGACCGGCGGCTGCGCCTTCGCCCGCTCCTGCAAGACGGCGCGGGCGACGTCGCCGATCATGGTCCCGCGCTCGATGAAGCTATCGGCGAAGGTGTCCGGGAGGCCGCCGGCGCGGACCGCCTCGCGGATCTCCTGGACGCGGCGGCGCTCGGCTTTGAGCATCCGGGCCGTCGGCGCCTCGCCCTCGTCCTCGCCGTTTTCCTTCTCCTCCTCCTCCTCCTCGGGCTTCGGCGGCTTTGGCGGCTCGGGCGGCCCCGGCCGCTCGACCGCGCGCGTCTGCGCGAGTGCCGGGAGCGTCAAGGTCTCGCCGTCTTGGGGATCGTCTGCCATCGCGAGAGTCCTCCTCGTGACGTAACAACGGTGCGGGCTCTCAGCCCGCGTCTGCGCGCCGGGATCGGCCCCGACCGCAACAAAACTAATTTCCTTGGGCGTCCAGCGGTCCGCGCGGTAGACCGCGAGCGCTTTCGTGCGGCGATCGGCGGCGCGGACCTCGTTCAGCTCGTCGATGTCGTAGGAGACGGAGAGCGAGCGGATGATCCCCGCCTTGATGTCCTCGACGAGGTCCGCGACGTCCGGGCGTTGCGAGAACCGCAGCCGGGCGAGGCCGTGGTCGCCCTCGATCCGCGCGCTGTCGGGCTCGACGGCGCCGAGAATGGCGCGGAGCCCCTTCTGCGCTTGGTGGCTGTCGAGGACCGATGCGCCGGCGTTCAACCGGGACAAATCGACGGCGCCGGGAGCCAGCGAGAGCTCCTCGATCCACGGCTGATCGTCCCAGACGCCTTGCCGGCGCACCGGCGCGCCCGTCGTCCAGATGACGTCGATGGTGCGCCCGACGGGATCAAGCGACGCCGGGACGAGCGTCGCGACACGCGAGAAACTCGGGAGCGCAACCGCCGTGCGGGCCTCGGGGGGCACTAGATCGCCCGCTAGCGCGCCCGTCTGACCGCCGACAAGACATGTCGGCGAGATTACAGGGGATTTCCCCGCCGCCCGCTGTTACTTGGCCTCCGATCGTGTTACATGGCCCTCGATGGCGTTCGACGTGGTCGTCCCGCTCCGCACGAGTGGCGAACGAGGAGCGACACCCGGGGTCAACGCGAACCCTGGACTAGCAGACACGTACCCCCGGCGCTGCAAATGTCGTCCGTGGGGATACTCGTGCGGAGCGGACCGCCCATGAAACGCCCGCCGCCGGGGCTCGAGGCACTGAGCCGCGAGCGCTTTACCGGCGTGACCAAATGCGCCCGCGATCTCGGGCTAGCGGAGCGAACGGTTAGGGCGGCTATCGCCGCCGGCGAGCTTCCAACCTACGTCTTCGGCGCGCAGCGCCGGCTCCGGATCGTCGACGTCCGGGCGTGGCTTGAGAAGCATCGCCGCTAGTCGTCCGCGTCCTCGCCCTCGTCCACGCCCGTGTCGCCCGCGGCACACTGCGCGCACGGCGACTCCGTGCTCCCGCACCACGGGCAGCGATCCGTGTAGCACCACGTCTGATGCCGCGACCAACCGCAGGCGGGACAGTAGGCGTCACGGTCGCCGCGATGCCGGCACCCGTTCGCCCGGTCCGCCCGCGCGCATTCAGCCTTCCACTCGGCTCTGCCCACGCGCGCCGCCTGCCCGAGCGCCTCAAGGGCGTTCATGGCCGCATCATGGAGTCGTGCGAGCAGCTGCCGCCTCGACCGAACGAAGGCCACGATCCCCGCAAAGTCGTCGGATTCCCAATCGTCTTTCCAGGCCGCCTCGATGTCCGCCCGCAACCCGTCGAGCTCGACCAGCCCAGCGCGGAGCGGGGGCGGAATCCGGCTTTCGTCCGCGTCGTATTCTTCGGCGAGCACGGTCAGATACGCCGCAGGACGCCGGGTCGCGGCGTCGTCCTCCGTGACGGCGTCGTACCAGCCGTCGCCCCGATCGAGCGCAAAATACCCGTGATTGTGCGCGACCAGCTGTGCGCCAAGGCGTGTATGGTCCTCGACGTGCTCCTCCCAGTGATAGTAACAGCGTGGGGCATCGTCGCCGCAGATGGGACAGGCGAGAATCGCTGCCGTCGCCTCTTGCGGGGGCGGCTCGCTGCCGTCGGCCTCGAGCGGCCCGCAGCCAAACCGCACGCCATGGCGGTCGTCGATCTCACTGCAGATCGTCGGGTCAGCGGGGACTATCTGCATCCGCGACCTGCCGTTAGTCGTCGTCGCCGGTCAGGTCGAGCGGCTCGTCATGCCCGTTCCCATAGGGATTCGGGTCCGGCGTGCGCTCGGCCGCCGGCGGCGCGCCGACGACGCCGAACGTCCCGCCCTTCGGCGCGGTCGCACCGCGCCGAGTCGTTTTCCGCGGGTCGATATCCGAGACGATCTCCCGGCTATCCAGCTGCTTGATGAATGCGGCCCACTCGTCGAGCACCGTCTCGGGATCGTAGCCGAGCTCCCGGATCGACTCCTGCGGCGACAGCAGCGTCGCCCGCGTCGCATCGATGAACGGCGAGATCTCGCGGTTCGGATCGACGAGCGGTCGTCGCGGTGTCGTCCATTCCATCGATACGCCCTGCGTCGGGATGCCGGCGATCCGCGCCGCGTCCAAAAACCAGCCCCAGACGCGGTCCAAGAACTGCGGGATCAGGACGAGCCATTGCAGTTCTTCGATCTGCGCGTACCACGAACCGCGCGACATGCGGCCGGACGAGAAATTAAACTGGCTGTAGTCGCCGCTCAGCTCCTCGTACGGGACGCCGGTCCCGGCGGCGACCGCCTGGAGGCCGAGCCGCATGACGTCGGCGTAGCCGCCGACGCCGGGCGGGCTGGCGAACGAGACTTCATAGCCCGGCGGCAGCTCCTCGATCATGCCGGGCTCGACGTGATCGCAGAGCGGATCCGTCCGCGAGCGGACCGCGCCGTCAGGCGTATGGTAGAACGCGGCGAAGCAGGCGGAGATTTTCTGCCTGACTTGGTAGGTTTCCCGGAGCTCGTCCAGATCCCGGAGCGAGATCATCGTCGCGGAGAGCAACGGGGCGCCGCGATTCTGGCCGGCGCGCTCCTCGTCGTAGAGATGCGCGACGTCGTCGGCGGGGACGCGGATCGCGTCGCGATACTGACCGCCCCACATGCCGGGATCGCCGGGATGGTACGGCAGCAGGTAGTAGGCGGCGGGCCGGTCGGTCGCATCGTATTCGATGCCGCCGATGACGCGGTTCCCGTTGTCGAGGAGCCGCGGGTAGAGGCTCGTGAACGCATCGAGAAAGTCGGCCTCCAAGACCTGGACCCGAAACCCCATCGGCGCGTCGGGATCCCAGACGCGGCGGGCGAGCGCTTCTCCACTCTCGCAGAACGTCCGCGCCATGAGCCGCTGGAGCCCGCCCCAAGTCTGCCGGCCGCGCATGTCACAGCTCGGCGCCTCCGCCCACGCCTTCCAGCGCTCCTGGAGCCGCGTCACGATGCGGCGGTTGGGGCCCATGATCGTCCCGGTGATCCCGTACCCCACGAGCGCCGACGCCATGGCCCGGACGGCGCGCCGGCCATACGGATTGTTCCGGACGTGATCCCGGCTCCGGTCCCGGAGCGTCCCCAGGGCGCCGGCGAGCTCGGTCGTCGCCGACGTCCCGGCCGCGACCCGCCAGCCCTCGGTCCGCCGCGACGTCGTCGCACTCTCGTAGGCCCGGACGACGCCGAGCGCGGCGCGCGCCCGGGCGCGCTGGAGCGCGCGTTGCGGCGCCATCCAGGCGATCACCCGCTCGAGCCGCGTCATGGCGTGAGCCAGCGGACGACGCGGAGGCGGAGGAGCAGAACCTCCAGCGCGACGGTCGCCACGACGAAGCGGCCGGCGGCGCGCGCCGTCTGCCACGTGGCCCGCACGAGGTTAGTCATGCGGCGGCCCCGGCGGCGCAATGTACCGCTCGCCCCACGTCGTAAACCGCCCGACCGCGAAGCCGAGGATGATCCCGACGACGAGGGCGAGCGCGACGGTCACCGGCGGTTACCGTGCCCGTTCCCAGTCGACGTCTTCCGTCCGCAAGAGGCTCGCCGGGACCTCGCGGGAGAAGAGCGCGTCGCGGATTTCCTGATGTTCGATGCCGCCCCAGCCCGTGTCGAAGCCTTTCGAAAAGCAGGCGAACCGCCGGCGTGGCCCGCCGACGCCGGCCATCGACGCGAGCAGCGGCCACGCCTTGAGCAGGTCGCCGATCCCGGCGTATTTGATCCGGCGGTCGGCGTAGGCGACTTCGGTGACGCCGGAGGCGATGACGCCGAGCAACCCGGCGAGCTCCGGCGGGAGGAAGTCGAAGATCGAGCCGGGAAGCGTCGTCGGGGGGGCGGTCCCGTTCCCGTTGCCGTTGCCGGGGGTCGCCATAGGCGCGCCTTACCACGTCCTACCGCCGGTCCCAATACCGGGACCGGCGCCAGCGGACGCCGCCCGGGCCCGCCGTCGGCACCGCCACCGTCTGCCGCGCCGGCTCGGTGGGCGGCGTCGGCGCGGCGGGGGGCGCCGGCGGCGGCGGCGGCGGATCCGCCATCGGCCCTAACGCGACCTCGAGCCGTCGCCAATCGTCCTCACCGAACCTATCTATCCCCAAAACATGCGCGGCGGCGCGTGCATAGTTCCGACAGTCCCCCGCCTCGTCGCGACGGTGAATGTTCTCCCAGGTCAGGCGCTCGACGCCTTTGACGACGCGGCGGACGAGCGCATGCGCGACGAGCTGCTGGAGCCACTCGTCGCCAACGGCGGGGAGCGAGATCCAGCCGGGCGGCGACGGCATGCCGAGCGCCGGCGTCTCCAAGCCGAGCCAGCCGTAGAGTTCCAAGCGCAACGCATGGACGTTCACTTGCCAGACGCGGAGCCCGCGGCGGCGTCGGCGCTTGCCGCTGCCGCCCTCCAGCGCCTCCGCGGACCGCGGCAGGGAGACGAGCGTCGGGCCCGGCGGCCCGCCCCGGACCATCATCACGCGTTCCGGCGGCTGCGTCCGCGCCCAGCGATGCACCGGCGACGGCGCGAAGCCCGTGTCGATCGCGACCTTCGCCAACGGCATGGCGAGCCCGTCGCCGACCGGCCACGTCGCCGCACAGAGCGTCGAGAGCGCCGTCCAGCAGCTCTCCGCCGAGGGATCGCCTTCGAGAATGCGGTGATCCACCAACCAGGACCGCAGCCCGCGGCCCCAGCCCCAGACGGAGACCTCGAGCCGGTCCCGCTGCACGTCGACGCCAGCGGTCAAGAACAGTACGCCGCGCGGGACCTGGCCGAGCAGCGCCGTCGACTGCCGGTCCCGGAGCCGGCGCCAGTCCGGCGCCTCGCTCGGCGCGGCATACGTCTGCCCCAAGACGGTATTCGTGAAGGTCTGCACCCGATGCGTGTCGCCTGCGGCCTTCTCCGCCGCCGCGGCGATCTCCGCCCAGGAGAGCCAGCCCACCGGGCTGTAGAGCGCGTTCAGATGGAACCCGGCCACACTCGCGTCCTGCACCGGCGCCGTCGCCCGCCACTCGCCCCGAGCCAGCATGCTCGCTTTCTCGCCCTCCCGGATCCCGGTCCCGCACGCCACACACCGATAGCGCACCGTCCGCGGCCGCCCCGGCTCCCAGACGAGTTGGGCAAACTCGAGCGCCTGGAAGTGGCCGCAGGACGGACACGGGACGAAATAGTGCCGCTGATCGGTCGCGAGATACTCCTGCTCGATCCGCGACAGACCGGCGAGCGTCGGCGTCGACATCAAGAGCACCTTCCGCCGGACTCCGAAGGTCCGCGCGCGCGCCTCGACGAGTGCGATCGGGTCGCCCTCGTCCTCGACGTTGCCGGGAAACCGATCGATCTCGTCCAAGGCCAAGTCCCGCGCCGAGATGGCACAGAGGCCGGCGGCGGAATTGGCGCCCGTCAAGGCGACCAGGCCGCCCGGGAACTCCTTGAGGAGCACCGTGTTCCCGGTCTCGCCCCGCCGCGGCGCACTGACTCGCGCCCGCAGCGCCGGACTCTCCAAAATGGCCGGCTCAAGGCGCTGCCGCGACAAGCGCTTCGCCAGCTCGACCGTCGGCTGCACGAAGAGAAACGGCGCCGGCGCGTGGTGGATCACGTAGCCGAGCCAGTTCACCGCCGCC